CATGCGATTGGTCTCGAAAGACTCGCCCCGAAAAGTTGGTGTAAACGAAGCCGCTGCCAATTCGGCTTCCGCCTTTGCCAGAGCAGTTTCCTTAATCGAAACAACTAGCGCAGCCTGATCTTTCACGGCTAGTGCATTTTCGCGAGTCATATTTTGTAATACCGATCCGTGACATCCTCAAGGCTTGTCTGCGCAGTCTCAACATCGCTTAAAGCTTTGGAAAACTCGGCTGCGGCAACCTTGCTCTCATTTAATCCCCGATAGATGCCGGTCAACACCAAGGTGAGACCAGTAAACAGCGCCACACCGGGTATCAGGTTCATTGCAATGGTCATGCCGCGAGATGCAATCGCACCTGCGATAAATAGACCCTCCGCCGTTGCGAGCCAAGTCGACAGGGTAATTAGACTGCCCACCAACGCTGGTATTTGACGTGCAGCGAGCAGGCCTAAGGCAATTCCCAACATATCAACATTATCTGCTAGCAAAGTCATGGCCCCTGCCGCCCCCGTCAAGGGCGGGAACCGAACACGGTAAGCAGTGCGGAGCCGAAGGAAGTGGTAAGCCCCCACACCTCGCCCATAACGACATTGAGGCGTTGCTGCATGTCCTCTGACATTTTGTTGAAGGCTTCTGATGTGGCACCAGTCTTAACGGCCATGTCATCAAGTATGGCGGCCATGCTTTCGCCTGCCGACCCCGAAAATGCCAAGGCTGCACCGACCGCTTCAACAGAACCGAACAGCGTCTGCATCTTTTCAGCACTACCGTCAGTCTTAGCAACAACATCCGCCATGAAACCAGCGAAGCCCTGAGCCTCAATCGCCGCCGCGCTAAAGTCTAGGCCAAGTTCCTTAGCCATGTCTGCTGCTTGGGTGGTTGGGCCAAGGACTGCAGCAAGAGACGCCCGCAGCCCGGTCACTGCTTCAGCAGTAGATAATCCGCCCTTGGTAAGCGCAGCCGTGGCCGCTGCTGTTTCATCAAACGTCAGGCCCATCTCTTCGGCGAGAGGAAGCACCTTGCCAAGGGCGCTAGACAATTCGCCAACAGTGGTCACACCAGCCTTGACCGCTACAAAGATAGCATCCGACGCCTCAGCAGCCGATAGGTTTGACGCCTCATAGACGTTCATGGCGGTGGATAGGATGCCAACCGCAGTGGTGACATCTGTGACGCCGCCAATCGCCAGTCTGTTCGCCGCATCCAGTGTTTCGGCGGCCTCCTCTACAGACCCAGCGCCCGCGCTGATTGCCTGATAGAACGCCTTGGCTTGCGCCGTGCCTGTCCCGCCGTAGGTTGCAGCCAATCGCTTGCTGGCGTCGTCCAGGAAGGCAGTCTGCTTTGCAGTGCCTTCGATCAGCGTGCCAACCTCAGAAAGCGCCGACCCAAACTCAAGCGCCTGCCGTGTGGCAGTGCCGAGTGACGCCATCGCTGCCACCGCTCCCAGAGCAGCGCCAGCGACGACTACGAGGCCTTTACCCATACGCGCAAAAGCTGATGTTGCAGTTGTGGCAGCGTTTGAAGCGCCCTTGCCAGCGCGCTGGAAACGCTCCAACTCACGGCTGGCTTTGCCTACGGAGCGACTGTCAACCTCCAATCCAACGCTTGCAAAGTCACTCATTTGCAAGCCTTTCTACGGGGGAAACGGATAGGGCGTTCCGGTCAGACATAGCGGCACAATAGGCCACCGACATTTCCATGACAATAAACCAGTCCTCATGTGTTAAAATTGTGCCGGTCATTGTCGAATATGCCATCAATTCTTGCCACTTCAAAGGTGTAACCATATCGCCGTGAGTGCATTCGCCAGCATTGTGCCAAACAATCTGTAGGTGTTCCCCGTGTTCTAGCTCTGGCAAATCCCATCCAAAAACCTTCCAACGCGGTTCGCTGTGCTTTTCAGGGGTAACACTGAGCCACCCCCGCTGTGCCGCATAGGTTCGCAGTCCTACGCGGCGGGAGTCAAATTTGCGCGACGGTCCGCCAGTGCCTTGAACAGGAACATGCGAATTGCGCGCTTCGAATAACCGTCCTTGCGGTCAATCATCTTTCGGATAAGCGCGGGCGTCATTGCCTCGGCCTTGCCATCAAAATAGATGTTTTCCCAATCTTCGCAAGCAATGACAATCAGGTCATCCATATGCCCCTCCGCCTTTTCAGCGTGGGCCTTTGTAATGCCGTCAACCTCTGCCGTGCGGGCTTTTTTCAAGTGGTTTTGATATGTCATTTCCGCGTGATGGTATTTCTCGAACGCTGCGAACACTTCGTTAGAACCAGCGCCCTTCAACTGGACACGGCACGGTAATTCGCTTTTGTCAGCGTCAAGCCCATGCTTTTGAATCCCAGTAGAGTTTGGCATTGTCAATTTCGAGGTGCACCCATTCTGTTGCACTGGCAGCGTTGTCAAATTTGGTGAAGTCCATTTTTCTTTCCTTTGGAACATTGGAACATCGAGGCGGCCAGCCTGTTCCGTAACCAGCCGCCCCACCCCACCGGGGTCTAGGTTCGGACCTCAATCTCATTCTGTGTGAATGATGCCATGAAGCCCTGATAGGTGTCGCCATTCACGAGGTTTTCGATAAGCCCGTGAAACAATCCATCAGCCTCAACGATCAATCCTTGAGGGTATTCAATCCGCACGCCCCCGAGGCCGTCGTCGTCAAACTCGGAAAGGTCACGGAGTAAGTCCTGCCCTGCGTTACCCTCAATCAGCCTGATAGCCATCTGCGATATCGCGCCAGAGGCATTGCCCTTCAAAACGCGCAACATACCGTCATCGTCACCGTCGCGGGCGAGGGCCTCCGAAGTCACCCCAAGCCCTAATCCGCCAGCATATCCCGCCAGCACAACCCAAGACCCGCCAGCGCGGCGAATCTTGATTGCGGTCCCTGCGTTTGCTGACATGATATTACGCTGGCTCTGTGCCGTTGACGGTTGCGGCGTTCTGCTTGAAGTTCACAGAAAAACCTTCGTAACCACCTTCGGCGATTTCATTCTCAAGGAAGCTGTGGAAATACCCCTGCGCATATTGAACAGCATCGCCCGCCGCAGCATCAACGTTAACCCCTGCGGAAATGATCTTGACGGAATGCGCGGATGAGGCGTCGTTGGCATAGCCCTTGACGTTAGTCTGCCCCGTGTCGGATGCCACATTGCGAAATGATGCCGTGCTGTCATTGCCACTGCGCATGCCTTTTACGCCCAGCGTGATGCCTTCGGCAAGGTCAGGGATATCGATGTTGTTTGATGTAAAGCCGAGCTGCAATCCGCCCACAAAGCCGTTGACGCGAACCCATGTCAACGCCTCAAACGCTGTTGTGGTGTTGGCCGAAGGAATACCGGCGGCGGCAAATACTTGCTTGCCGAGGTGTGTTTTAGTCATCTGATTGCCCTTTCATTTTGGCAGGTTTGGCCGGGGCATTCGGAATGACTTTCCAGCCCGCAGCTTCCCATTGTGGAACCGCGTCGGCTTTCGGGTTTGCGACCGCGCCGGGGTAATCCCGGTGGTTCATTGCAACTTTGTCTTTCACTGCGCTACTCCATTGCCAGATATCGAATGTGAACGTTGGTTCGAAAATAAGCGCCATCGGGCGCGCCATCGTCCGCGTATCCGATTGCTGTGACTTTAATGTGTCCGTCGCCTGCGGTCAATTCCAGATCGGCAGGAAACTGGTCAATGATTTTCTGAGCAAGGTCTTCAGACTCATTCTCAAAAGTACCTTCGTTAACCATGACCGCCACAACAAGACGCCCAACGTGGACATTCCAGTTTTCAACGCCGGGGCGCTCCGGTGGGGTCTTGACCTGATACGCCAACCAAAAAGGCAGATCAGGCGTTACATATTGCTGATCGTTGGTGCTGTAAACTCCCGGCGCATTGGCTCCCCATACGATAGGCGGCGCGGAGGCCGTGGCTTCAAGGCGGGTGCGCAAGGCAGCAGCAATCTGTTTTCGGTCATGCTCATCCAACTGCTACCTTCGCCTTGCGGATAGATGCCCGCACAATCGCGGGCCATTGATCGACGGCACCCTCGACAAAGTGCGCGCCGGGACGGCCTCGGTTGCCATTGTTGACTGCCGCCGCATATGGAACATCGTCATTACCCCAAGTAAATGTTGCCAGATCGCCACCTTTCATTCCTGCGGCCACCAGAATGTAGGAAGATGCACCCTCACCCATAGCGCCCCCGGCCACCGACGATTGCAGGCTGTTGCGCAAGTTGCCCGTGTCAACAGGCATGCGTCCGCCTTTGGCTTTGGTCTGTTGCGCCACGGCCACCACGGATTGCGTTGCATCTTTCAGCACGGCGTCAATTCGCTTTTCGGTCTTTTTTGTCCACTGGTCCAAAGTTGCAAAGGTATATTTTGCCATCACTTCAGCCTCGCAAAGAAGTCGATTTCTGGTGCCATATAGCATCGGCAATTCACGGTCTCACCGGCCGGTGCGCCAAGCGACGTGTCGCCAGGATACATCATTGAATATCCGCCAACCGTGAACGCCTCACCTTGCGGCACAACCTGACCATCCGCAGCCGCGTGTGTCTCGCGCGTGCGAGCGTCGCCCGTCGAATCCCAAGCCCGAACCACGTCCTTTGCCCGCACATCGTTGTTCGGGTTTTCGATCAACTGGTCCAGCGCCTCTTGCCGCCCGGCGTTCAGCGCCTTGAGCGTTTCGGTGCGGGCAATGGTTTCACCGCGTTGCCGCAATAACTTGTTCGAATATCCCTGCGCGGCCCTGTCAATGGCCGTCTGGGGCAGGGTTGTTCCATCCCGAATGGCGCGGAAAATGGCGGCGTCGGATTGTTTGTTGCGCGCTGTGAGTGTGCTTTTCAACGTGCCGTCATTGCCGATCCAGAACGCCTTGACCGGACGCGATGCGCCCGTGACAGGATCGGTGACAATGCGCACAACCCCAACACCGTTTGTGGGCGACAGCGCGGCCCGCATTGATTGGACATACTCCGCCTGCGTGCTGTGCAGTCCCACCAGCCCGCCTTGCCGCTTGCCGTTGACTATGCGCCCGCCGATGTCCAGCGCGGTGCGTCGCGGGTTGTTGCCCGCCTCTAGCCCGCCTCTGATCGTCTGTGCAATGAGAACCCGCGTGTCGTCGATTACTTCAGTCACCAGCCTTGAGCCCAGATCCCGCGCGATACGTTCGGCCCGCTCATTCCGCCCCCCGAACGACTGCACAACGCGGCTGGCAATTGGCGCGCGACGGGTGGCATATTGAAACGCGCCCATCTGGTAATTGCCGCCAGCCGCCAGCGCCGCCGTGATTGCCGTATCTGTTTTGAACAAATCGGCGGCGTCGAACCGCAATGCACGAAACGCAGCGTCCACATCACCCCGCGCAATGGCAGCTTCAAGCGCCTTCATATCAACGCCAGCCCGCGCCTGTCGCATTGCCGCGACAAACTCCGACCGGACGCCGGGCCAGGTGTCATCCAGCAATTTTAAGAACGCTTTGCGAGTGTCGCGGGTTGTCATTCATGCACCTCAACCTGCGTCAGCCCCATCGCGGCGAGCGTTGCCAGCGCGTCGTCACCCGCACAGGCCGTCAACTTGTCGGGCATGGCCGTCACAGGCGTCAGGCTGAACACCAGCGCCGCTTGTGCGCGATTGGCCCCTGCCATGTTGACGTGGCTGTCAGTGTCCCATGATGGGCGCTGTAGGCCGCTCTGCGCCGCCGTTGTGAATGCGTCAGACACGATCAAGCTTGCGCAGGCGTAGA